TTATAGGCTCTTAGGTCTTTAACCTTCATTGCTAAACCAAGGGCATTCGAGTAAGCCGCTTCTTTTGATGCATCTTGACCAGCAAAAGGTGTTCCTGAATTAGCTGAAATCCCTTTTGCTATAGCGCGAGCATCAGAGGAAATAAACGTCAATACAGATAACAAAGACTCGGAGATAGCCCCAAAGAATCCTCCCCCGTCTTCAGGGTCAGTGGCCTCGGTAAGTCTTTTTGTTATTCTTTCCTCTTCTGGTGTTGGCTCCCCCGCCTCTTGCCCTGTACTATACAGAAGGTCTCCTGCCATTTGCTGCTGAAGAGCCCCGACTCCAAAAGCTATAAGGTCTCCTGGCGACGGAGAGCCTTCTTGATAGGCCCTTTTAGCTTTTTTAATAGTAGAGTCTGACTGCCCTCCCATAAATAAAGGGTCTAGCTTTATTTCAGCTTGACCAAGAGAGTACAGCGACTCTTCCCTTGGGGGATTGTCTCCCCTTTTAAGGGCTTTTCTTTCCGATTGGGTAGACCTTGTAGCCGTTATCATTGGCAGGCCAAGCGTAGCGTCAAAGTCTTCGTCAGTATCAAACACCTCAGACTCATAGACAGTGCCTAGCTTTAAAGCAGACTTAGTGGCTTCTGTGGTGGCTGTAAGAAGGGTGCCATCTACCATTGCTCTAAATGGATTTTTTTGGAAATAACTCCCAAACGCTTTAGTAGACCAAACCAAATGACCAGCAAAAGGAAAACCAAGTAACGGCATATCCCTTAGCTTTTGAAATATCGGAGGAATATCTGGGTGATCAAAGAAAACTTTTCTACCCAGACTTGCCGCTTCGTTCTTATTAACCCCCTTATGCTTTGCAACTTCATAAGCATAAGCAAGCCTTAGAGTTGCATCAATCCCCCCGTACACAGCAACAGCCTCATCAGAAATATTTGACAAAAAATCTTTTGTTTCGCCAAGTAACTGCTCACCTAGTGGCTGTATTTTTAGCTGGGCGCTAGATCTCTCTTGGCCTGGAAGCCTGCTTGTATTAATCGATGCACCGTATCTTTGAGCCGATGGTCTATCAGGGTCAAGGACAGATACAAGAGGCTCTGTCACCGCTTTCCTTTCTCCAGTAATCTTATCTAAAGCAACTCCCATTGGAGCAGCGCTTTCGTCTCCAGATAAAATAGAAGCCATGTAATCAGCCTGAGCATCAGCCAAAGTTTGCCCAGACCTCCCAGACCTACGCATTTCGAGGTCTCTAACTCCCCGCCCTGGCCCACCAAGAAGCTCCGAAAGCTCTAGAAGCAGTGGGTCTGAAGGAGTTTCTCCTCTTTTTATGGCTCTATTTGCCTCGAGCGCTAGCTTAAAGTACCGCATTGTTGCTGGTATTTTAGCCATTCTAGCTTGAACAAGAACCCCTGAAGTAAAGTTTCTAGCCATCGTTCCATTTAAGAAAGAAATAACAGCAAGTCTTTTTAGTTGCCTGTTTGCTTTGGTTAAAAACCCTCCCACATTTAATTCACCTGGAAGGCTTTTTTCAAACACAGCGTCAAGAATGTTTTTTTGATGAATCAGACCATCAGCAACACTTCTTTCAATAAACAGATCGGGGACATCGTCTATCAAACCAGGGTACTCTTTTGAAAGACGAGTCATGCTCTCAAAGCGTGGGCTAGATGTTGATATTCCTGGAGTTGCGGCTATCTCATCTTTAGATAAGATCAACCCATTTTCCCTCAAAGAGTTAAGAAGCCTATAGTGCTCTACTCTTTTAAATAAATCTGAATGCGCTTTTTGTGAAGACTCAGAATATAAAGAAAAGAAGTCTTTTACCATATCAAAGCCAAGTCCAAACTCTCGCTCTTTATTTAACCACAACCTCTCTTTAAAGAACCTTCCAGAGCCTTTTGCTGATGGGGCGGGGATTGCCCCCTCCTCAACCTTTCTTAAGAGCGCTCTTGCTATGTCAATGGGAGCCATCCCATCCCGCTTAACTTTATTGACAACATTATCAGGAAAAGAAGCAATAACCATCGTTGCACTCATGTTGTCTTGTTGCAGCATTTGGTCAAAAGTAAGCTCACCCTTTTCTAATTTCTTAAACACTGAGTACATGTGGTCTAAGATAGCAGTCTCTGAAAAGTAAGCGCTCATGTACCCTGCTGTTTTATCTACAGCGTCGAACCCCTCAAGCTCCAAATCTCTTTTTCCAACAACAGTGGACTTTTGGGACTGAGCCGAGTCTGCTTCTACTGAAGCAATAATCCCTTTGTTTCCTTTTGACTGGTAATCTTCGTTTATTCTTTGAGCATACGAAGCGGCTTTTTCTGCAGCGTCATCTCCCTTAAACTTCTTAACAATTTTTATTGAGCCGTCTCCAGTCCTGACAGCAACAACATTTTTTATTTTCGTTGTTTCTACAGACATTCTGTAGGCTTTTACTCCAGCCGCCAAGTTTGCGCCTAAAGACATAATCTCACTTTGAATTGGCCTAACGTATGTATTTAAAACACCTAAGAGGGTTTTTTCCGCGTCACCAATAACCCCGTCTATGTCTTTTTTAAAGTTAAACCTTATATCAGTAACGCCTTTTACTTCCCCATCAACAACCATAAAAACATTTTTTGCAGAACCAAACTCATCTTTTTTGTCTTGAATTAATTTCTTGAGATTTGAGTTCATTTCTATTCTGTTTCGCTTTTCTTGCGTAAGGGCGGCTGTTTTTGCCTCATTAGGACCTAGTCTACCAGTCCCCAACCCACCTGTGTATGCTGACCCATCTGGCAAGGTTCTAGACGGAGACAGCCCAGACCGCTCAAGAACTTGCGCTGCAGCCTCTTTGGCAACGGCCTGCCTTGCTGAAGGGCCAGTCATGTCGTCTAGCTCTTTGTTTATCTCATTAATTCTTTTTGTGTTTTCTTTAATTGTTAATGTGTAGCCAGCTATTGTGTCGGTGGCCTCTCTTGCGTTTACAAATTTTCCATCAGGAGTTTTGTATTCAATATCAAATATTTCATTGATGTATACTCTAGACTTGCCTGTAGAAGAGCCGTCCGGCAAATCAACGTATGCGCCCTCCCCAGCAAATAATGCAGTTGCGACTGCCTCTTTAAATCTTCCAGACAGAGTTCCTCTTGGAGAGATTCTGATTACCGATTCGCCAGAAGAGTGCTGATCAAGGCCAACCTCTTGAAGAGACTTGTCTATGTCGAGCTTTGCTGCAACAGAGTCCTCATCAACACCTAGCTTACGAGCTAAAGCCCTAAGCTTAAACTCAAGTATCTCTGCCTTGCCTTGTCCTCTAATTACCTCCGCGTAAAGGTCTTCACCCAAAATAGAGGAAGGAGACATAAAGTTCTGAAAGACTCTACCAAACGATTTAGAAAAAGAGTTACTGTTTGTAGAGTTCATGTACATGTAACGAACAAAGTCGCCCATCCAAGAAGGAAAATTAGTGAAGGCAAAGGGCTCTTTCATGAATTCAAGTGTTGCAAGCATTGAAGCTTCTAGCAAAGGTAGCATGGCCTTTGCAGCAGACTTGCCTTTAACCTGGTTTAACCTGTTCGAGATTATGTTTGCCGGCCTTCTTCCTAGCGCGACTCGAGTTAAACCGTAGGGAATGTCAGACGCAAACTTACCGGCAGTCATGCCCTCTGTAGATGCATCGACAGTTCCCTCATAAGGCATATCCTCCCCTCGTGTCTTTACTCTAATGTACGGCATTTCAGGGCGAGACTTTCCTTTTGCGGCATACTGTTTTGACTGGGCGTCATCTAATCCCAACAAGGCGTACATGTTTACATCTTTCACTCCATTCGCAGCCATGTCTTCAGCGACGCTTAGCTTGTTTACCTCAGACTTAACTTTATCAACGGAAACGCCTCGGACCTCTGCTACTTTCTGTATTTCTTGATTGTATGCTTTTTTAAGAAAGCCAAGTTTAGATCTTTCCGCTTGTAAAACAAAAGAAGATATACTGTTTGGTCCGTCAACAGGAAGCTCTGGCATAAGGGCTCGATAAACCCTTGGGTCAACAATTCCATCTTCGGCGAGCGACCTAGCAAAGGAATGTCTTTGGTGTACCTCTCCTAAATGGTCAGCTTTAAACTTTTTTAAATTAACTCTTATTGAACTAGATGTTGTCATGCCTGGGTCTGTGTAATAGCCAAGGTCAATTGCAATATCTCTAATTAAAGAGTCTAGTTTTCTCTGCCCAGGGGGCTTATATTTCTTGTTTGCTGCTTTTTTCTCTTTTATCTTTATCTGTTCAGCGTTTAATTCAGCTTTGATCGAATCAACTCTTTTGCTTCTGGCTGTCACTTGAGCTTGAGCTTTCTCAAATGGCTTGGATGTTGTTTTTTGAGCCACTTTATCAAGTGTTGGAGTAATAGACTCCATGATTGAAAATGTTCTATCTCCAGCCTCAGCCTCTTTTTGCTTCTCAAGCAAGATATCATCCACAACCCTTCCTGCAGCTTCATAAGCCTGGGCTGTCTGCTCGAGAGATCGACGGGAGGTGTCATCGAGCCCAACCTCTTGAGATTTTTTTCTTGCTTCTTTTGCTGCATTTTTAAGTGCTGTTGGGGTATCAACAACCGGAAAAGCTTCATCTGCCGTTACCTTTACTACAGCAGTCTTTTCAGGGATAGACTTTTCCCTTACAACTCCAGTCTCTAAAGCATCGTACTCTCCCCCAACTATCTTCCCAACCTCAGAAACTTTTTGCTTAGGAGTCATAGTTGGGTCGTTAACTGTTTGCTTTATTGATGGTGCTGATTTAGCTAAAGATATCGCGCCTTTTACAATAGGAGAAACAGCCGCTCTAGTTCCGCGTAATACGCCAGGAATAAAAATTGACATAACTCCGGGCATGTCTTCCCAGATTTTTTCAACCTCTTCGTCTGTTATCCCAAGACCCTCTAGGCCTTCCGCACTTATTGCGTCAAAACTAAAAGCACCATCAACCTCAGCAAAAGGAAGCATAGAAGGGCCAAGGTATTTCTTTGCTCCAAGCAAAGCCATAAGAGCCATCTTGCCTGTTTCTTCAGGCCCCATCATTTTTAAGAAGCCCCTAGTAAACTCCTTAAGAACTGTATTGTATCTGTATGGACTTATTTGAGCAGCGTTAATGACATTGGCCGCCGTCTCAGGATTTTTCTGTGCTACTTCTCCAAGGACACCTTTTTTTATTTCTTCCTTTAATCTCTCTTTGTTAACAGAATCAACAAACTTTGGCAGGTTGTCGTGGTATCTAAAAAACCTTTCTATGGTTGTGCTTGGCAAAGCAGAAGCGCTAACACCCTGCCTTTTCATTCGGTCAGAAAATTCTTTGGTCTGTGCCCTCCCTGACTCCCTTAGGGCCTGCTCTATTGCCCAGCCGCCAGGAGGAGGCTTGACAGGGCTATACCCCTCTAAAAACTCCCCATAAACGCTGTCTAAACCATCGACATATGAGTACAAAGCGAAGTCTTTTAAGAAAGAGTACACTTGCTCTACAGATGGCATTTTGCTGTCGACTATCCGTTCCATCGACACAATTTGATCTTTGTTTAATAAAGCTCTTCCTACCGCAAACTTTCTTGCTCTGAGTATCTCTTTATGTCTTTTTTTAATGTGATTTAACAGACCCTTTTGCCAAGGCACTCTGACGCTGTCTTGAGACATATACAGTATGTCACTTGATGTCATCTTTATGGAGTCTTCAATTCCGGGGATGTCTTTGTTGGGGTCAGGTTGAGGCTGATACGACCTTGCTGCAATTCTCTCTGCAGGCTTAACCCTTGAAGCATTAACCTCTCTGTTAAGAATTCCGGTATCGTTTTCCGTGGCTGACTGCAAATAAGAAAGATTGTCATGTGGCTCACCAGGGTTTCTTGGCTTTCCTGCAAATGCCGCAACAGCAAGAGATACTGGAGTTAGTATGGTATTAAGGAGCAGCGTCCCCATCTGAGCATAAGTTCTTGCGGTTCTATCTCTAATGCCCTCGCCTGTTATAAGGACGTCTTCTGCCGTAACGTCATCAAAGTCATCCTTAATCATTTCGTAGTTTTTCTGTACTTTTGTGATTAAAGAGTTTGGGGCGTTTGCTTCAAACAAGTTTTTAATTACTCTGTTAATTGCAAACTCAGCGTAATCCTCTCGGTCTGTTAGAGGTTTAACCCCTGGGGGTGTCAGTAAGTCACTATCAATAGTTGCTCTGTAGTCTCTAGACCCCTCTGGAGCTTTTATTTTTTCAGCCAGCTTGTCATAGACTCTTCGTCCAGCGAGTTCTGAAGTAGCATCAATGAAAACAGTGGCCACTATGTTTTCAGCTAGATTGTTTTCATCAAGCTCTTTGTCTTTGTCATTTACATCAGAAGATGAATGCTTTAGAGAAAACTCTTCGTACATTGCGTTGACCCCGGCATACGGAGTAAACAAAACGAGCCCTTGCTGCACTGTTGGGTTTTCATCTGCAGAGTACACCATTGGTGGAGCAAATTGGACATCCGGGCTGTCTTTTCTAAACCTTAATTGTGGAAACACCTCTCCAAAAACAGGGAAATCATAAGGCTCAGTTACTCTTTTAAATCGGTCTTCTTGGGCCTTAATTTGTTCTGGGGATACTTGAAGGCTGGGGTCATTAAAAACAGAATATTCTTCTTCTGGCTTTTGAGGCGGCAGCTCAATACTGCCCATAAGGTCTTGTTCAGTTGACTCATCAACATCGACTCTTTTGTCTTGGTCGTCGCTTTCAAGAGCATAAAGATAAGAATCAATTCCTTCAGGCGTGAGTGAATCTTTTTTTTGCTCAGGTTTTGCAGCTACTAAATCTTCGGGCTTGGGAAGCTCTTCTTCCTCGACACCTAAAGAGGAGTCATCAAAAACGCTATAGTCATCGCCCATTACCATTATTAATTTCCTATTTTTATAATGCCTACATCTACTAGCGCATCCTTGACAACCTTTGCGTTAGTGTCATCACGAACTCTTAATGAGTCTCGGTTAGCTATTGCCTGAACTATATCTTGCATTTTTTCTTTGGGCACATTTTCACCTTCAATCTGACTGTTTAATTCCTTTAGCAACCCCGGTTTTTTCATCAGAGTGCTGGTTTTAAGATCTTCTTCATGAGGAGCAAGGTTGGGGTACTTGTCATTAAAGGTTTCTTTTGGATCTAACAAGAATTCTTTTTTAATTTGTCCGTCTAAATCTAAGAATGAAGCTAAATTATCAGCGGCACCTCTGCTGGGTTTTTTGTTTTCGCTTTTTTGGCCTTCGTCCATGTATGTATCATACGCATCCGCAGCATCTTTTGTTAACCGGCCCTCCCCTTTATACATAGCTAGTGGGTTAAGAATTCTTTTAGCATCTGTTGATCCAGCCACAAGAATGTCACTGACAGTGTCAGAGCTTGGGGCAACCCCTACTCCACCGTAGTTTTCTGCTGTTGACCTGCCAACAAGAACATCTCCGTTTTCGTCTACAACTACTGGACCTGTGCTGCTTTTGTTTCCTTGAGATTTGACAACAATTGCATTTTTTTCTGCCTCTGCTTTTTTAAGAGCTTTTGCAATTTTATTGTATCTTTTAGTCCCAGGGGATTCTGCCGCAAGAGATTTTCTTAGTCTGTTTACAACGATCTGAGCCTTCTCTGCTGCCGACTGAAAGCTATAAGTGCTAGGCATTTTAATGTTAGTACCGCCTCTTTTTCTGGTGTCTGCTTGGCCAACCTTGCTTCCTCCTGGGGAGTCAACCTTTTCTTTAGCATTTAGAATTTGACTTTCTGTAGGCAGAGCAGCGAGAGCGTTAAGGTACAAATCAATTTCATCTATATCATTAGATGCAGCCATTGAGTTTAGCATGTTGTCTTGAGATTTGCGTAAGTCATCAACTCCGCTAATGCCAATATACTCAAAAGACTTTGTTACCGTGGTTTTTAGCATGTCCTGAAGCTTGTCCAGCTTTTTTCTGCCGGTCTTCATTTGCTCGCCAAATTCTTTTTCTGCAATTGCTTGGCTTCTGCTTAAAGCTTCCTGGTAGTCTTTTTGCCTTAGCTCTGTTGCTTGTTGAACCTCTGCGGTTGACGCAAAAGACCCAGGCGCAATGTAAACAGGTGGAGGTATATTTGGCGCAGGAGCTATGGTAGGACGGGTAAGCTGTGATTTTCTTTCACTGGCAACATACCTAGCAGACTGCTCTTGATTGAGAACCCTGTACGGAATTCCATCAATAAGGACTATTCCTTGTCGTCGCAATTTATCATCCAATTCATCTGGAGTGCCTTCGTGCTGGGACAAATCCATGTCCACCCTGACTCCTATTCTTCCGTCTCCAAAAGACCGAGTACGTAAAGCGTCCGAACCCTTACGGGTTTCAGGCGGTTGTTCTTTTCGTGGTTTTTTTTCTTGCTCTAATTTTAAAGGTCTCTGGGCCGACCTGGCTTGCTGCGATGGTGGAGTTTTTGCCCTTTGTCGAGCTTCCATGGCTTTGTCGTAGACATCTCTGTGATACTTTTTAAAGAAGGGGTCTCGGGCGTCTGGAAACTGTAGCGCCTCATCGGCCATTTGCTTTCGCTGACCCCCCAACAAATAGTAATCTGCGGCACCTAATCCCATTTCAACCCCACCTTTGACAAGCTGCTGGGGTACAGTTTGAGATAAAGATCTTAAAAAAATGCGGCCAGGGTCATTTTCCAGTTGAAGCCTTCGCTCCTGTAGCCTTTGCTGTTGTTGACCTAAAACAAACTCAGGATTAAATAAACGAGCCATAACAAATTCCTTTTTAAAATTAGTACTTAATTGTTATCCCAAAATCTGCCGGGTAATCTGAACCAAGGCCAATTGCTTCGTATATTTGGTTTAACTTAAAGTTAACTATACTCTCGTCTTCCCTTTGGATGTAAGATCGTAGTAAATTCATAAAGTCAGCGTTAATAGAAGAGTACTTCAAATAGATACTTTGCCTTGCCTCCGCATTTGTGGCCGACATGTATTCTTTTTGGAATTGATTCTCTATTGTTGTCAAGTAATCTGAAAAGCCAGCAATCTGGTTGTCTGTGGGAAGCTGATCAATTCTCAAGGCTGCGTCTGCAAACATATTTGTAGCCAAATCTATTCCTGCTTGGACATCATACATAAAGGCAGCTTCTGCGTCTTCAGCCTCTCTAATTCTGTCCAGCAGCTCCATTTTTTTGTCTTGCTCTAATATGCTTAGGTCTGCGTACTCTCCAGCCATAGTCTCTAAAACATCAGATATCGCTGTGTTTATCATGTTTGTGTGGGCCGGAGAACCTAACATGCCCATCATTGCCGCCTGCCTATCCAATCCAGCAAGAACGGACTGAAGTTGCAGTGCATACTTTTCATCAAGCTGCTCCTCAACGCCTGGGTAAGGATCTTCGTAGAACTCGTACAAATCGTCTTCATAGGTAGCTGGGTCTGGAGACCCTTCTTCAGCCTCAAGGAATGGATCTTCATACTCCATCATTGCCTGCTGCTGAGCCGAGACCTCCTCTTCTGTTGGACCCTCTTCTGTCGAGCCAATATTGGCAACAGCATCCACGACTTTATCCATAAACATAGGCTGTCTCTGCATTGGCCCTTCCGCAGCCACAAGGCTTGGGTCTGGCATAGCTGGCCTTACAGGGGCAACAGAAGACATGTCAGGCAATGCTGTTAAATTAGACATTCCCATCGTTCTGTTCATGTCTGATATCTGGTTGGCATCCATACCAGAAAAAACATTATACCCTCGACCTTGGTCCATAGGCATCCCACGGCTTACAACAGGGCGTCCGGCAGGCATTCTTTGCCGCGCTACAGCAGGCGATGGCCTTGGCCCTTGTCCAGGGGCAGGAGGCGTAACAGACTGTTGAAAGCTACTGCGTTGGCGCTTTTGCATCTGAGGACCAGCAGGCATGTTCGGATTAAGGTTTAGTCCTCCGACATTCTGCAACGCAGTCCGCTGCGTACCAGGCGTACTTGCCATTTGGTTTGAATTGCTTGGCCCCTTTGGAGCTTGACCTGCTTTGTAATCAATAGCCATAATTCACCTACGCTACGTGGAATGCTTTCCAAGTGCAGTTAACATGTATCTGTGGGTAGTCTGGAGCGTATGTCCCTGGAGTAGCAGGCACAAAAAACACAGCCCTAAAAAACTCATTTTGATCTAAAGCAGCATCAGTAACACTCATCGTTATCGATGCTGGGGTTATGGTTGAAGCCCCTGAGTTTAAAACAAAATTTCCAGTTGCCATATTAGCATAAGTCCCATTAACACTAGATGACTTTTGCAACTTAAGAACATAGTTGTCGGCCACAGTTCCGTTCTGCTGATAAACAACAGCGTCAACAGAAACAAGCCTTAAGGCAGCCGGAGCTTTCTTTACGGAATCTAGTAACATAAAGTGCGCGTTTGTGCTGTTAAGATTTCCCCAGCCTGAGACATCTATGCTGCCAGTCTCTGAAGCTACCCTCAAAACATTAGTGTCAACTTGACCCGTTGTTCCAAAAACAGCAGAACCAAACCCAGTGCCAAAGCTCCAGTTAAGAATAGACTGTGGCGCTGCTAAATTATCTTTATTTATATTTCCGTTAAGAACACTAGCAATTGCGCCAAACTTATTGTTGTGTAAGGCCGCGGTATGCAGGTCACCGTCGCTATCTCCTGTAAGAGTTATAAAACCCATGACTATCCTCCTTAAAACATCCTACTTAAGACTGCTCTCTTTGTGAACCACCTTTTATATTTGCATGTACCCGAACCTCAGATATTTGCATTCTGTGAGGCTCGGCTGTCGGCATAGAGTAAAGATCTACGTAAGCAGCCCTACCTTCCTCGTCAGGGACATTCACCCTGGCGTATGCCTCAAAGTACTCGGAGTTCATAAGAGGCGCGTTACTGCCTGTAGGAGAGGCTCCAAGCTTCATTGTGTTTAACACTGAGTTTGTGTTCTCGCTAACTCCTTGTTGAGCATTAAGAATTGTATCAGTGAACTCAACATCTGTCTCAGAAACATCAAAGTGTTTAAGACCCTCTCCCTCAGAGCGAACAATTGTTTGAAGCTTTGTCGCAGTAGAGGAGTCCTCAACATTCTTTGAAAGCTGCTTTCTTCTAACAGCAACGTCAGTGCAAATTATTCTGCCGTCAGAATCTACTCTACCTATTCTTCCCAAACTAATTGCTACAGGAAAATGAACAGGGGTGTCAGCGCCAGAACGGTCACCATCCGCAGCGTAAGTTGCAACCGACCTTAAGTCCTGCCTAGACACTCCAAACTCGTATATAGCGCCTAAGTCATTACCAACAAAAACTCTTTGCTTTCCGTTTTCAAAATCTTCTGCCACAGCAGTCCAGTGAAACAGATTAAAAGTTGTGTTTGATTGGAACGGGGCTGACGGATTTGTCGGAAAAGAAGAGCCGGACAGTGCTGTACCTGAAAAGGTTGGCTCTTCATCGCTTCCCCATATGGACCACTTGCCTTGACCAGACCCATCTATTAGGTCTGAGTAGTTGTAAACCCAAACCATGTTATTGACAGGCGAGTCGTTTGCAGGAAGGCAGACCATTACCTGCTGTCTGTTATGGTCGTTTACGCAACATACATTATGAAGAGCCCTTGTGTTTACATGAAAAGGATAAGCCCCTTTTTGTAGCTGTTGCTCAACATGCCTTGTTGTCTGAGGCTCTTCTCTTGAAAACCACAAAGCATCCATCTCAAAAGATACTTTTCTTACTACGGTTCCGTCTGTAATGTAACAACCGTCTGTAGAAACAAAGAAAACATACCTATCAAAATAACATACTCCCCTTGTGCTTACTGCAGGGGTATCTCCTAGCCTGACTCTTCTAGGCTGTTGGGTTCCGAAGTTTTGTATTTTGTAAAGTCTTTTTGTGCCAAACACCAAAAGCTCAAAGTTAATTCCAGCAGTGCATAGAATGTCTTCGTTATATATCCAGAACAATCCGCTTGGATCGTTAACGGGGTAGCTTCTCCACAGAGCAGGCTCTCCAGCTAAAACTATGCTTGGATTAATATCAATTGCATCTCTTTGAAGGTTTAAAAGGTCTCTAGGAGGATTGTTTTTGTTTTTTAAAAACTCACTCGGTATAGACAAGGGACATGAAACATTATTTAAAAAACCAGAGATGACTATTTGATCATAAAAATATGTAAAAGATTTTGGCTTAAGGTTTCCTTCTACATAAGAAAACTGCAGAGGGGTCAACCCTTCTTCAAACTCCATGCTTTTTAAACTAAAATTGTTTGATGTTTTCTTTAACTCAAACAAAGAGCTAGTCCCATTGCAGAAATAAATAAAGTCGCCAGCGTTTATAAAGTTAAAATAATTAACTCTGTCAAAAGGAGCAGTGCCAAAATCAGAAAGCGCGTTAACTGTAAACATTGTTGAGCCAACGCCATTGTAAACATAAAGAGTCATTTCATTGTTTATGCCGTTAGCATACACAACGATTACGCAAAAAGAGCCACCTATAGACTTTGCATATAAACCCATTACCTTGTTTGAAACATTAGTGCTTGCAAACAATTGGACACCTGGTCGCTCTCTCCAGAAACCCCTGTTAGATAAATCAACATTAAACAAAAGGTTGGGAGAGTCTTGAGGTTTAACCTCTCTGGTGTCCATTCCTTTTAAAGGTGTTTTGTATATTGCTATTGGAGGTGATGATGCTCGCATCTAGTACTCCCATCGCATCGAGTCTCTTTGTTGCGGCTGCTGCCTTTGTCTTTGTCGGCAACCCATCTTAAGATTTGAATCAAACTGGCCAATAATCTCTTGGTATAACGAGACCAGCTGTCCTGTCTCCTCACCTTTAGCGCTCTTTGCTTGTATTGCAGCCTTGTACACAATTGCAGGGTGGAACTGCGGCAGGAAGCCATTTAGAAGATCTTGGTCTTCATCGACCAAAGGAGCAAGCTCATCAGGAGTCCACCTTATCTGCATAAACACATCTTGCGTTGGTATTGGCCTGATACTAAGCTCCTTACCTAAGTAATACCCCTGATATGTAGAATACTCTGATCCTCGACCCAAAGGAAAAGAACCTGGTAGGTCTATGTTTCCGTAAGGCGTGGAGAACCCAGTGGTAGAATTAACTGAAGACCCAGCAGACGCAGAGTCCATATTGGTCCTTCTTAGCATCTGTATTGGTATAGGTATATTGCTAGCGCTAATATCCTCGTCTTTATTTAAAACACCAATGTACCAGATTGCCATAGGCAAACCACTTAACTTTGAGTTTAAGTCTATAGAAGAAGCGTTTGCGTCGTAAGTGAAACGATCAGCAAGCTGGAATATCTCCGGGCCGTAATTAACTACCCTGTGGTACATATCCAGGTTTGCATCCGTGAGTATGTCGAGCAAGTACTGTTCTGTCCAACCGCCGGAACCATCCACCTTTCCACGGCGTTGCAAATAACCATTGAGGCGGCGAACAGCTTCCTTTACTTTCATGGCAATATAATCCCAGATGCAGTTTTGTTTCTATCAAAGACAGCACCAAAGTGCTTGCCACCATGGTTCGGACCCTTTCCATCAGCGCCCAGGGTAAAGTTCATGTCCTCACCCATGGCCCGTTTCCAAATCCAGAACATGTCATCAACGCGCCCTTGAGCTTCATTGATAGCATCTTTCATCTTCATGTCGTTAGCTTTTTCTTTCTCTCGTTCCATTCTTTCTAGCGCAGCATGTCGCCCTTCTCGCCAGTCTAAAACAAGCATTCTTAAGCCATCTAAATGGATATCGTTTGGAGTTTCATAAACTCCAGCCTGTCCAATCTTTTCAATGGTCATAATTGTAAAGATTGGTTTTTCACCACGATACATGGGTGTGTTTGGCTTTTGTCCAAACACAATCCATTTGTTTATCGGAGATCCATCAAAGTTCTTTTCAATAAATCTAAGATAAAACTCTTCATCAGGAAGTAGGCCATCAAGAAGATTGGCCCTCCGCTCCCACTCTTGGTGAGGAGCAGAGGTTCCGTTCCTGACTATGTTACGAAAATAATCCATTTCCTCTCGGATAAGATCATTCCTGTTTTCTAACATAGGCAACATAAATTAAACTCCAAGAGCGCTTTCGTTTGGACCACCACCAACGGCTTCCATTTCAAGCATTACAAAAATATCTCCATCTGCTCCTGCTCCTTTTGCATGAAGTCGAAGTCGAGGAAAATCGCTTGAAGTAAAAACGTAGTCAAAAAGAGCACCCGCTGCACCAGCAGCACCCTTAGTGGGTGTAAAGACTTGCTCTACACCAACCGCTGTCAACGCTTCAGTAAGTTCAATTTCAATTACACCATCTACATCACTAGCTGGTCCAATTTGAATTTTTGCTGTGTTGCCTGCTGCAAGGTCTTGCGTAGCAATAGTAATCACACGCTTAACTTTAAACTGACCACCATTGGGCAAAAGAAACTTAGCTACACTGTCTGCCAATGTTCCTCCACTCCCAATGACAATGTGAGCAGGTGTAAAAAGGTTTGCTGTTGGTGGAGCACCTCCATTGAGATCTGTCCCAACAACCAGACGCGATCCATAGCGCCATACTCTTAAATTATCGTTAGCCATTTTTATTCTCCTTAAAATTTATATTCTACGTTTGGCGCAAGCTTTGCGTAAAAAACAACTTTTGGCCCATCAGTAACATTACCTTTTGGGGCAACAACCATTAACTCTCCAGAAACAATCTGAGGAACTCCATCTTGGTCAACACTTGTTGGTGTTCCAGTTGTGCTTATTGCTTGAAACTCAAAAGTAACACTACCGGGGCTGCTTGTACTAATTGTTGTTTTTGCAGGAGCGCCTGCCGCTGGAGGCAGATCGCCAGAAAGAACGAGCGAATTTGTAGCTCCCTCAATTCCAACATCAACAAAATCAGTGTCCCTAGCAGCATTTGTTCCGGCTGTAATTATCGTGTATCCAATCTCTAGAACTCGATAGTTTTTACCAGCAACAGCAGTGCTTGGCTCAAAGTAAACAGCAGTTGTTCCCATGCTTGTTGTATCAACTAATGGAGTGCTTATAAGAACTTCTCCAAGTTGATTAGACACATTATGTGCTTTTTGAAAACTCATATTTTCTCCTTAAAAGGAGGGGGGCCAAAAGCCCCCCAACTCATTAAGTTGCGATTAGACCAGTTGGGACTCGAATGTCCTCTTCCCGTCCTTGGCAACGTGGGTTTTCACAAACAAGTTCAAACTCATTGTACGCATATGCTTGGAAAGCAAACGTACCCGGAATCTGCTTGAAGATAGATCCAGTTGAGGTATCCCAACCGTAATCACCAAGCTTGACTCGCTTCATAGCAGAACGATCCATAATGGTGTAGCTGTTCAATGGAGCAGACCGTGCGGTCTCCCATGGAATCTGACGTGCACCATACTGGTATGCAATCGTGCTATGACCTTTAAGAGCTTTAAGGTCTGTCTGCATGTATACAGGGTCAATCTCTTGCAGGTATACCTGAAGCAAAGAGTTGTGTGAGAAGATAACAGGATCCATCTCATCAACATCCTTAGGCCCAAGGTCTCCCATACGCATCAACAGGCTCGTGATTCGCCAGTGGTTAAAGTCACGAAGATTATTGTTATTGTCAATAATGAATGACTGCCAAGGTGAAGCTGTAGATCGATCAATCCCATGGTAAACACCAGTGTTATTAATTGCATCAGCAAGACCTGTAATACAGTTACCCCATTCGTTGCCGTTTGCATCACCCTCAACAACAAAGTCATTATCAGCAACATTAACAGCAGGGCTAACAGTAATTGTCTGTGCAGCTTGATCGACAGAGGTAACAGTGCATGTATCAGCAGTATTAGCTTCAAGTTGAGCGGCCGTACCAATAGCAAGCTGCATTCCGGGACGCATGTAACGAGCACCCGCATAAGTGCTCATGTATGCCTTTGTTTTAAATGCAGCAGCAGGGTCACACTCACGCTGTTGAAGCGTAATGGTTGTTCCAGCAACAGCACCATTTACAAGAGCAAGAACACCAGAGTTTGCATTGCTTGTCCCTGCAACAGTGCTACCAACAGCACCACCAGCAGTACCACCCCAGTACTTAGGTCCGATACGATTACGGTGAGAGTTTTTCGCATCGGAAACCAACTCGTCCATAATCTGCCGGTACATACCTGGCTTCTCATGAGCGCGAATTAGCTTAGGTCCGGTGATCTCCACAATGTCCATGTGGGGGAACAACCGAACAGCAGCCTCATCGTATGACGGTGGGTTGTACACGGGAAGCACAGGTGCTGCCGCTCCAGGTCCACCAGAAACAAATCGGCTACCGCTACCACCTGCTGTTTTGTACAGATAGTATTGAGAGTCTCCACCATTCCAATCTTCTTGATTAACAGAATCAATCCACTTTTCAACATCATCAACTGTGTCAAGAAGTTTAATAATTACATCAGCGTAAGTGTACTGAAACAGTTCACTAAACGCTCCAAACGAACTTTGGGCTGACTTTGGAAGTGCCATTTTATTCTCCTATTAATTTGCTCGCTTTTGGCGTTGCAATAAATCTTCGAGAAGATCTCCAGCTTCCTTCGCATTTTCAGGAGCTTTGGGGAGTTCTTCAAAACCAGCAGAAGCAAACATATCTGGGACCATAGCTTTTCTCTCAGCCTGCTCCCGACGCTTCTTGTTTTCTTCTGCAATCTTTGATTCCATTTTGTTAAACTTGCCGACCCTGTCTTTAGCAATCTGTAAAGCAATCTCTTTAACATCGCCTACAGGCTGGTTAACAGCTTGTCGTCGTTTAACTTCATCAGCAGCATCAAGCATAATCAATCGCTCAAAGTCCATAATCTTAGCTGACTCTGGATGTTTTTCTTTAAACGCAGTTAACGCACGATCTACCTCTCGACCAGCAGTTTGCTGCAAAGCATCGGTTGCATATTTTTCTACCATCTGGAGACGAGGCTCAAGACGCTCAGCCACAAGCTTTTCAATAACTTGATTAACATTGCCTGTGTCTACATCAGAGTAATCATAAGAAGACTCTTTAGGTTCTTGAGCCTGGCTAGACGCCGACTCATATTGGCCCCTGTAGTAAGCTTCGTTCTGCTTAGCCTCTTCCATAGCTTTATAAGCCTGGCTATAATAGTTTTGTAGCTTTTGGTTTTCCTGATTAGTTTCATTTAACCTAGCTTCTAATTCTGCAATCCGTTCTTCAGCACTTTTACTCATCGTTTACCCTTTAAGTTATGGCAGTTACCCTTGACCACCTAGTTCACCTACAAACCCGTTAGCAACAGCAGGAACTTGCGCTGCGCCACGGCCCTCTTGACCTGCACCCTGAAGCAGTTCTAAAGGATTTTGACCCTGCTGCTGAGCACCTTGTCCACCGCCCATATCAACAGGCGCTTGGTTAGGAGCAATAGCAGCTTGATGTTTTTGAAGCAATGCTTCCAACTTCATTTGTTGGTCTAAGTTATAATCTAAAAAGAACTTAGGGTCACGCATTGCTGTCAATAAAATATCAATATGTTTTTGATGATTCATCCAAGGCTTAAAGAAAGGCTCTTGGCCCTGCTGGATTCTCATTACGTTTATTTCGGCCACAGCTTTATCGCCAGGCTCTTCAACATCTCTTAACTTATAAGCAACAGGAGCGCCCAACAAAAGCTCTACAACAGCGTTTGTTTTGGGGTTATCATCCTGGAGCATTCCGTTTGCAGCCAACTGCATAATAGATGTTCTTATTTGATTTGGATAAGAAACTGCCGCTGAACCAGGGACAATCCTAATGTCAACTAAGTTAAACGGAGTGCCGTCAAACTCATAAACAGAAGGCTGTTGGTCTTGACCAAGTAGTGAAAACTTATAACCAATAGGCAAGTATTCTTGGCATAGCATAATAAGATGGGTCGCCTGGTGAGCTTGAGCTGCTTCAATTTCCTGAACAGTCGGTGCCATTGCAACTTGATTCTCTTCGAGGAGGCGATCAAGATAAGCTGCGCTGTCACCGCGAGACGGAACAGAACCACCAACAGGAGAAGCCGTAAGGCTCAACGCCTCCAAATCAGCCATTGCATCCTGTCGCATTTGGTACAGGTGCTGCGGTATTTGAGGGGGAACCATGAAGGTTGGCTTCTCTTCACCATAAGGAATGTACTCGTAAATCTCACCAGCACGACCCTGAAAATTTGTGTCGTTAGAGCCCTGTGGCTTTAGCATGGGTGGGTCAGCAGTTCTTTCTGCAGCCCTAATCTCAATGTGCTCTACAAGGTCTAATCTCTTTTGGGCTTGTCGCAAAACATCAACGACACAAAGTCCCCATCCTCTGTCTGTAAACTGACGGTCTCTAAATGTAGAGTGAGGGTAGTCGTTATAGGGCAATCCATCTACGATCTTTATAATTTGATCACCAGTATAGATACACCTAAAACCTTTTCTATAATCAATTCCATACTTTGTCGAAACAACAGGGGAATGATAAAAGTCATAAACTTCAATCATTTGACTAGATGAGTACCCATAGTCATCTCTAAGACCAAAAACAGAATCAACTTCTCTAAACAAAAACCCATCTTCAGGGTCAGTAATTTTCTGGACCTTATCTAAGTCAAGGTCTGGAAAATATATCTCAGCCAAGTCAACCGGAATCATCTTTCTTTCAGCGTAGTTCATACACTGACTTACTGTAAGATGTCTCCACTGCGGGTCAGGAAAGAAGTTAAACGGGTGAACAGACCTAAGCCTTGGGAGTCCTGTCTGGTAACTGGCTGTGTTTAATTCTTTAACTGTCTGGAACGGAGCGTCAACCAAAACAGGCTGATCGTCTTCATCTAAAGCCGGGACACTGACCTCTGAATATGATGGTTCATCATTTACATACTGAATGTCTTCAACCCATTCTCCTGAATGAGGATCCCACTGCGTAGCAAAGATGCCGTTACCAAACACCATCATGTTCATCATCGCAGCATGCCTGGAATAAATGCTCTCTCTTTTTTCAGCAAAGTGAAGAATCAAAGAGTTTGCCACAGAAGCTCTTTTTCTAGCATCTCTGCTGTTAGAGCCTGGAACACATTCGGCCATCATTCGGGGAGAAGTTAACTTTGCATGGTACTTTCTAAGTTTATCTTGAACTTGAGGGTTGCTGCTCTCTCCACCACCAGGACCAAAAGAGCTTGGACGCTGTGTCATTGGATTAAACTCAATGTTTGTAAACCCAGCAGCAAATGCAGCGTTTTCATACCACCTGTACTCAAGCGGCTTTCTTGCATCTTTGTTTCTTGCTACACACTTCTTAACGTAATCAAGAACATTGTATTTTTCGTTTGCCGCCATTATACCATTCCATACGGGCCTTGAACGCCATACATACCAACCATACTTGGCTGTGAATACCTATTCGCATATCTATCTAAACGCGGCCTGGGGGGAGGGGGCGGCGCTTGATACACAGGCTCCTTTTCTTCTTCAAAAAACGAATCGACAACCCCGCCCACCAAGCCACCAGCAAGTCCACCTATGATTGTTCCAGCACCTGGAAGCAAGTATGAGCCGAGAGCAGCGCCTCCAGCAGAACCTACTGCCTCACCAGCACCACCCGTTGCGCTTTCTTTTTTAGGCTCTTCCTCTTCTTTCATATGCTCAATAAAAGAATCTTTTGCCATTTGGCCAGCGCCTTTAGAAACACCTTGAAGGCCAAGCCTTGCTAGCTTTGACCCAAAAGAAGGTTCCTTTTGCTCATAGCCAATCATTTGCCTTGGCTGAAAAAGACGCCCTCTTGACGGCGGCATAAAAGGACTTTGTGGGTACATTGGGTTGTATCCGTACATCTTAGTATCCTTGGTATGGGTCAAACGCAAACAACGGGCCTACTGCTGGAAGCTCTTGGCCAAGCTCTCTATAAAGCCTAGCCTCTCTATCCGCTAAAACTTCTTTTATCTGACGGCCTGCTCTAGCTGGCATTTTCTTGGCGTCTGCTTCTCTGGAGAACCTTTCAAAGTCTTCACGAAAAGCGGGACTGTTGGCCATTGACTCGTCAAAATCCTTAAAAGCAGAATCAGGAATTTGCCCCGCAAGCTCATTATAGTAAATTGAAGGTGTTGGTATTTTAGCCCCAGCCTGTCTAACTGCCATGCGCTGCTCTCCGCTTGGGTCCATGTATCTTGTGTCCCCTTCGCCGAAAGTCTCGTCATAAGCTTCTCCCGCGACTCCACCTGCTAATGTTCCTGAAATAGATCCTGGACCAGAAAGCCCTTCACCCATCATTTGCAAATTTCTAGCATTTACTAGCCTGTTTATGGCTGCTTGTCGATTTAAATTCAAATCCGCTAAAACAGGATCACTGTGTGCGCCCCTTGCAGTTCCTGTTTGGTAAAGCTTTCTATCATAAGCAGGGCTGACTCTTCGCTTAAAGGGAGACCTTGCTCTTACTTCCATCATTCGCCTGTCTGCAAAGTCTGCCCCAGACTGGTACGGCGTAAAACTTTCTTCGTCCGGCCCTCGAACATTGCCAGTCCTTTTTGTTATTTCAGGAGCCAGTCTTTCATCTCGCATGGTGCTGTGCCGGAATGTGTTTGGCCCACTATCACGATTAATTCTCGACTCTTTTGGAACCATCATCAGCCTCTCTCGGCTAACTTCTTTGGCCATTCTCTTATCTGGAAACTCACCCCTATAGCTTGTTGGGCGATAAGGCTCATCAGAAAATTGAACAAACTTCCTTGGATTAACATAAGAAGGATCGTAGGCCACTTTATCCCCAGCCATCGCCCTTCTATACAAATCCGCAGCATCGCTTGCAGCTTTTTGCTTTTGCGGAACCCCAGATGCAGCAGAAAGGCCTGTGCCTGCTCCAAAGGGTAGCGATCCTCCAAACATAGCTCCAATTAAGGCAGGGTCCATGCCCCTTTCATCTGAAAATGAAACCCCTTCGGGCACATTTGGAGCCATAGGATTTCTGTTTTCAAATGTTGGGACAAAGTCTCCGTACCCCCCACCATCATAACGAACTCCCTTTAACTCTCTTCCAGGGTTTGTTGGCACTGTAGTTGGAAGAATAACAGGTACGCCGGGGTTATCTGCCGCGATGGCAAAGCCTGGGTTCCTGTTAGAAAGACCAAAAACTGTTGGGTCTACAAAAGTAGGGACTATTGGAAGCTCTCCGTATGCATCGATTAAGTCTGCTTCGGGATCATAAGCTCCAAACCTAGGGGTATTGCCTTCTGCCATAACCTACCTCTGTATCCAAAAATTTAACATTGCATTAGAATTATAATTTTTATTTCTCTTATTATTCGCCTTAACGGTCGCCCTTAAGTCATCAAATGTCAAGACTTTAGGTTGAGCCATTGGTATCTCCTTTCTGCATTTTAAACAGACACCTCCCGCTACTACAGCGTGTTGACACTCTGGCTCTTTTTCTTCTGGGGGCTGATAAAGCGTAGACCCCATGTATGGCAACTGACGACTGGCGTATATACCTAGCATTAAACAGGTTACCTCATCATCATGATATCTTTCACCTGTCACAGGGTCTGTACCATCCATAGCCTCTGGCAACATCCTCGAGCTTTTCTTAACAAAAACTTCTAGCTCTCTTAACGTGTTCGGGTTTTTAACAACACACATTCCTTTTTTAAAAAATGCAGTAGCTGCACTAACTGCCTCTGATTTACTTCGGCCAGTCATCCTCCAACCTAAGTATTTTGTTGGAGCTTCGTTCTGGATGTTGTCTGTATTCTTACGTCTAAAGATTCGATGAAGCGGGTAACACGACCGGAACAGGGCTAATGCTGCGGCTCCACATGAGTTAACCTCCGGTATCTGCCAAGCCATGTTATAATACGCCCCAAGGGCAATGGCTTCAGAGGCAGACTCTTCTGGGTAGCACTTCTCTCTAAAGTGGGCTACCTGAGTTAAAACATCTCCCCTTTTATAAACATGGATAACATTATAATCGCACTGGGCGCTTTGTCCTTCAGCGTAATCTGATGAAACAATGTACTCTTCTCCAGGTATAGGGTCTTCGTATATCCTTATCGGTCCAAAGCTCTCAGGAACAAACTTAAACATATCAGGCGTTACCTCATGTTTAGTTTTGCTAACCTGGCTCATCATAGCTTCTGGGTCTGGCTCTATAGCCTTCCTGCCATCCCTGGTTATTAGCTCACCCCTTACCGCCTTAGGTTCGTCTTTAATTCTTTCCGCTTGAGAGGCAACCTGACCCATATCAAAGATGGTGAGCGTAGAAGACATAAAGGCTTCACGCCAATGAGTGGGGTACTGGTTTTTAAATACCTTGGACTTACCGTCACAACGGTCCTGAATAGCCCAGCGTCTCCAGTCAATCCAACCCATAGGATGAAGCTTTTGAGAATCAGGTTCTTTATTCCACCTGGGAACAATATGTGTTTTTAATAAATCAAACTCATCGTCATCCAGGTTTAACAAAGACGAATACTTCTCTAGCCCAGTACTGTCTTTTCTCGAGAAACATTGAAGCCAGTCATAAAATAGGCCTTGGTTTTCTTTAGTAGGCTCTTGCCAGCACTGCTGCTCATCATCAAGCCACGATATAAACACAGGCTCAAACTCAGAACGACCAGCAACAGCCTCTTCCCATAAACGAGAATAAGAGTCACCACGGCTCTCAGCAGTTGTATCGATAACAATTGCACCTGTATTCTTCCTAACAGTAGGAAACATCTCTTTAATAATTGTGCTTTGATTACGGTACTTTGCAAACTCTGAGAGCAAAAGGTACTGAATAGTAGCACCCGTTCTTGCTAAAGGAGTTCTTTCTGTGAAGATAGATATGGTTGAGTTAAGACCGCTGTTTGGTTTAACACCACCTCTTTCCCAATTAAGAAGTTCTTCTTGGGGGATATCCCTTCTAAACTCCATAGGCTCTTTGAACGACCTGGAGTTACCCCAGCGCTCTGCTCTTAACGTAGACGGGTAGTTGTTATAGAATATATGGTTTCGTCTGTGTATCTCAGCAGCCATGTCATCTAGCTGCGCTCCAATAACTACGTTTGTGTTTTCTGTTAAGGACGCTTGCCTAAATGCATCCATACAAAAGAACGTAGTGGAGCCAATACGTCTGGCCTTGCAAACAACAATACGAAGAAAGCCCCTGCTAAACCATTGCCTGTTGACAGCTTCAGCAAGTCTTTGTTGGACTCTTCTTAATTTAACTCTGGCAATTGGCCCATCTTCTGGGGCGATGTGAAGTGGGGCTATGTCGTTTTCAGCAAAGAACGATATGTCAGAAAGGCAGTCTTGCCTAAACTTCTTAACATGTTCACTCTTTACTTCCATACATCTTCTCCAAAGCTGAAGGTAGGGACGTGTCCTCTTCTTTGCTCACAACCGAAGGTCCGATCATTTTATGTATTGGCTCTGAACAAACAAGACGACAAGCGTCCCTGAATCCATCTTTAAACTGTTTTGATGCCATAAGTCTATCTTTTGGTGATAAACTATCATCTGACATTATCTCAGCTTCTACCTTGGCAGCAGCAAAAGTGGCAGCCACAACCGCTCTCACAGACACGCCATGGTCTCGCTCAGCTTCCCATGCAAGCCCAGCAAACATAGCGTCTACTGTAGACTGAGGCAGGTTGCCAAGCTCAATTCCCAGAGTTACCTTCTCAAGCTTATCGTTTTTCTTTTTAGACATTAAGCCTCTAGCTCAATACTTAAAACAAATACAGTGACATCTGTGTCTGTAGTTGCATCTACTGCGGTGTAGTTGGGAGCGCCAAGGGTGTTGCTGTAGGTTAATATCGTGCTGCCATGAGAAGCAGAGCCAGAGCGGTCTCGCATAGAAACAAACATGCTTGTGTTAAAGTTTGCTACGCTAGATCCATTAACCGCCGTTACCAACACAGGATTTGAAAAAATAATAACAGCCGCGCTCTCACTGGCGCTAGCACGATCAATTGTCTGCCCTGTCTCTCCAGCGAGAACAGCAAATGTACGCGCATTAAAAGATTTTACCTTTAAGTTCTCAAACTTACGCAAGTCCTCAGGCAAACGGTAGCTAGTGTTGGTTCCGCTTTTATTGCTTATGGTTAAAGACAATGCAGCATTTAAATAATCCTGAACTAAAGATAAAGCCATTGCACCCTCCTGGTACGGGATCCCTCACGAATCCACTCACAAACACGTATAACACAATTAAACAAAAAACACCCCCTGCAATTATGTCGGGAGATTTCTTTTAAACTTGGCACAGCGTTTGCAATTTATAATAGTTATATATTAATAATATAATACTAGGTTTATTATATTATTATTAATACGATAACTAGTGATTAATATATTAATAAATCCATATATGCACTACCCTCGAAAATAATAACCAAGGAATACCATGAATAACAACAACTTACGCATTGTCTGGCCTGAATCATGGGTTAACAAGGGTTCTTTGGGGAAGGGGAATAGGGGAGTCAAGTATATCGAGGGGGTACCCCTAGGCATTTGGTGTCACCCTTACCCTCGCATATAGTAACTCTGCAGAGAGTTACGGATTCACGTATGGTACCATATATGGTCACTCTGAAACGTATGGTACCATATATGGTCATTTATTACAGGGACCCTAAGACCCCGTGATAAACGCAACACTGGAAGCCGTAGGCCATGAGGTTAACGGAATGCCCCTTTAAACGCCCTTGTGGGTTATAGGTATACTTACCCCTTCCAAACCCCTTTACGCGCACGCGCACGCGTAGCCAAGCCCCTTGCCCGTTTTGTCACTTTGGTCAATTATTGGTGACAATTTGCGCACCGATGCACTGCGGTCCAATTGTGCAGTATATCGCCCATATTGGCCAATTCACCTGTGACAATTTGCGCACCCATGCAATAGTGATGCCAGTGCCCACTTGTCCCGAATAGCTGCCGAAACGGCCAATTGACACAACAAAAACCCCAATGATATCAGTGACTTACAACAATCGTTCATCCAGGTCTCCATTATTCTCACCTATTTGGTAAAAGTTGGCATTGGCATTGCAATACTACAGAATTGAAAGGCGGGGAAACCTGCCACGTTCTTTGAAAACTAGACAGCGCGTAACGATAGGGACCTATATAGGAGGCTATCATGAAAGAAAAGAAGACACGCAACGCACGACGCAAAGCGGCCCAACGGCTCCGTAAGGAATGGAAAGGTAACGATGCTCCGAGTGTTGCAACACTAAAGAAAAGGAAGAAGGCAACCCAATGGGTGGGGCTTCAAGATGTGATGCGCGTGGTGTTTGTTCCTGAGTGCAAGAAAACCGTTGCCAATGGTCGCGGGTTTCATCATAAGCACAAACACCACAACACATCGTCGCACGTAGAGCTTGCACGATACGAACGAGAAACCAACAGGATTGCGGACCGTATCGAATACGCATCGGAACCAGTGAAGAAGAGAGAACAATTCAGGACGGGCCTTGTAGTTTACAAGAGAGACCGTCGAACCTTTTAACCTGTTACGCGCTGTCTAGTATTTTTTTTTGTTTCATCTCGTCGCCTGTCCTTTCCTATGAGGGGGGGAGGGGCTACGGGATGTGACTGAAAAAGGAGGTGTTACATGTACTCAGTACCTGAGGATATTTGGAGAAAGGCTGGGGGTGAATGATGAGATTCATAACCAAAGGAAGGCCGTTACCGCCAGCCCCTGAAGGGACTAGGTGGGGCCTGATAAAGGTCAGTGAAGAGGTGATAGTCTCTCACAAGGGTGACCCGTTCGGAGACAACCCGGAACCGTTTTACGGGAAGACGGTTATGATGAAGAAGGGAACCATCGCACGTTGGGTGTGGGTTCTGAAGGAGGTGAGGTGATGGAGTTTATGTCGAGCAGGGCGAGACACCTTTCAGTCCTAGGGCAAAACTTGAAGTTTCGTTCCATTCGAGAACACGCCAAGTACTGCGAGGAAGCGATTGCTGAGCAATACGAGCAAATCAAGTTCCTTGAGAACGAGCTTGAAATACTGAAACGAAGGGTCTTTATGAAAGACCTTAAGTTGGCCAGCCTTTACATGAAGGAGGTAGAGTGATGACCCAGGACAAGTTCAAGAGGAACATCAAGGGTTACCGCAAAGGGGGCAAGGCCTGTCCCTGCTGCATGGAAACAACGAAGAAGGAGTCGCGACGATTGGCACGGCGCCGATTGAAGCAATCCGACAGGAAGGAGATGAGGTGATGACGCTATTTGAAACGACCGAGAGCAAAGCAAAAGAAATATTGCGAGCACAGTTTGCCAAGCGAAAGGCACCCAAAACTCACAAGGTTTGTTGGGACCATGCATGCTATGTGCAGGATGCGCGGGAACGACACCGAGTGTACCGAGAAATGTTAACGGAGCATGGACTCCCATTTAAAAGACCATTGCATAAATAATTAGCGGAGAGTTGAGTGATGGAAGAGGTGGCAAGGAGGTAGGTTGATGGCCATTATCGGCAAAACATATACCTATGAGGTGAGCACTAGGGACAAGGCAATCGAGATTGTAGCTGAGTACCTTAAGAAGTACGGCCATTCACTAGGCTCAAGGATTGACTATTCAGTGGAGGATTTATCGGACGACGTGGAGCAAGTAACCTTGGGTGTGGTCCTGAAGATAACGCCACCTAGACTGATGACGCAGAGGGGACTGGAGCAGGTGGTCTTTTCTCTGAGGGATGCGACCTGCCTATGGAGTGAGTGATGCTTATGGATGATGACATTGATTTTGAATTACTTGAGCAAGTAATGATGGACGGTTACGTGGATGTGGACTGCACTGCGGAGTGCGGGTACTCGGCAAGGATTGAGCCGGATGCTGACTACCCGTGCCATGAGTGCAAGGAAGGTCGTCTGGTTTCTCCAATGGTGAAGGCTGGAATCATTTAAGGGGGTGAGTGATGAGCAAAGAAACCAAAAAGTACAAGGTTTATGTGACATGGACAGTAGGCGCTGAAGCGGTAATAGATGCCGAGAGTGAAGAAGAAGCGGTAGATTTAGCGCATGGCATGGACTTGGATACATTCGACGGCCAAGACTATGTGTCGAACTCTTTCGAGGTGGACCACAACATGACTGAGGAGGTAAGTAATGCACCAAGTGAGGAGGAAAACCATCAGTAATTACAGCAGGTTCTATAAGGACGCGGGCTGTAGTTATCTGGTGACAACCAACAATGCCAAGACTCTCAAGGGTGAGGGATACCTGACAAGCATCATCCACCTGTCCCCGCATAAACTGGCAGGGGTTGTGGTCGATGGCAAGCGCGTCTCAGTGTGTGAACGTGCGACCCCTGAGTGTATCGGGGCGTGTCTCAATGGCTCGGGCCATACCGAGATAAGGATGAACAAGCTTGGCCTTAACTCTGACCCGGCAAGGGACGCCAGGACTAGGCTGCTATTCAGTGACCCGGACAAGTTCAAGGAGTTAGTGGTCAAAGAGCTGGACGCTAATGTTCGGAGGGCTGAGCGTGAGGGACTCATCCATGTGATACGTCCCAACGGGACCAGCGATATCCTATGGGAGAAAGTTTTCCCTGAATTGTTTGACCTATTCCCTCAAGTGTACGATTATACCAAGTATAACCCAGAAGAGAGGATTGTTCCGAGCAATTACGACTTGACCTACAGTTGCAATGGGGATGTCGAGCGCACCGAGGGACTGTTGGTCAATGGTCATAGGGTGGCCAAGGTGTTTGGTCTAGTCAAAGGGCAAGCCCTGCCGGACACATGGCGAGGGTTCAAGGTGCTCGACGGTGACTTGGATGACCTAACCTTCACCAAGCCAAAGGGTGTGGTGTTAGGCCTGCGTATTAAGGGTCAAAGAAACAAAGCAAAGCTCAAGGTGGGCAAGCTTAAACTAGGTAAGTTTATCGCAGCAGCATAGGAGGCAATGTGAAGGGACTTAAAAAGTACAGTGTGCTGATGACAGTGCACAAGGATATTGAGTTAACCATATGGGCGAAGGATGAGGACGCAGCAAACAGCATAGCGCTGGAGCTATCCCAAGACCAGTATGAGAGTAGCTACATAACAACAACCGATGAGGGGGAAATTGAGGTGCAGATGTCTCAATCAGTAGACCAACTGATGGGGCCAACTTACACAACAGGCAGTGAGATTCATCAAACAGTGGAGGTGAAGTGATGAGAGGTGAAGACGTAGGTATTTTTTCTGATGACATGCAAAGCTTGGTCGATGACCTTAACCGAATCTATGACATGGCAGGGGATGAGCCCCTTGATGAGTCGCATCTTAAGATGCTCATGCATACGATAAACATGATGGACCTGACAATCCAGGGCAACATTCAGCAGGTGTCTGAGTCTTTGGCTCGGATTCCTGACCCGATAGGTCAAGCTGAGAGGGCGTTTGACATACGTAAAGAGGAGGCAATGTTCGAGAAGATGCAACAGAACTCAAACTAGAGGAGGTAAGATGGGTGGAAGGCTAACAGGGTCCAAGGTTTTGGTGCACACCATTGGACCAAATGGAGTGTACGCAAAGGTGTTAAGCACTTATTACAACAAGGTGAAGGTTAAGTATTACGACGCTGCTGATGGTGGAGACATTGTCAGATGGGTTCACGTTGGAGAGATAACCAACGAAGGAGGCACTAATGGGTAAGGTTAAAAGAGGGGCGGCAACGGCAGACCTCACGCATTTAGTTGAGCTAGTGCTCATGCAACTAACAACAATGTACGAGGTTCTAGAAAGGAACGAAGGCAACCCGTTCCTTAACCCCATAAACAAACAGCAAGCTATCGACTCGATGGAGGCTGTTGGTAACTTGTGTCACATGACAGCACAAGAGTTTAGAGGTTCTGATGAATGGACGTGATCCTAAGTTGCATTTTATGGTGGGTGGTTTTCTTTTTATACCTTTGGTTTATCCAAGAATGAGGAGGAGTTATGGATATTAAAGAGCAAGAAGTGACGGTGACAGAAGTAAAGCTCAACAAAGAGGAGTTGGTTGAACTCTTTGTTCAGAATATCGAGGCGCTGAAAGAATACGGTGCGCTCGATGATAAGTTCTCTTACAAGTTTACGCTTGTGACAGATGAGAGCGGGGGTGACATTGCCCACATTACATTAACAAAAGTAAGGGAGAGAAGTCTTTAATGTATTTATTAACTGCAATCAAACTAAGCCCTGACACACGCAAGTGGTTAAACAGTTACGCAATTAAGTTATCAAGGGATACTTGGCTGCATAACTCAACATGCCCAGGAACGGAAGCTGCTGTTATCGATAGAAAGATAGCAAGGCAGATGCAAAGGTGCATACTTCTCTACGCCATACCTTGGATTGACAGGGTACATAGCATGGTGATGGAGGACAGATTCAACAGGAAAGACCTCCATCTTATCAAGAACAAGCTGGAGCTTTTGCATGAAGCAGTCGAGTGTGGAGATATCATGCTGCAGATTGCTTCATACATGGATATATTTTCTGATATAGTTGAAGAGCATTCAGAAAATATTACACAACAAGAGCCAAATGAAAACGCCAAGTTACTTGGCATTGAGGAAGATAGTGTACAAAACTTTCTTTTATCTCTTGTAAAAAAAGAAACGATGCACTAAGTTCTCCATAGCTCAACGGAGCATACATGAACAATAAAAAACCTAGCACATACAGGGAGCTAAGTGACCCTAGCTCTCCACCTTCCTCTAGTATTGAGGCAGCAGAGAGAATCATGGCGTCACTTGAGTCCCAGAAAGGAGGCATGTTGTCTGACCAGAAGTTCCTTGAAAACATCTTGAGGCACGTTGTTGACAGCCCGGATGAATTCAACAGGGAGATACAGGGGGAGCCGTCCGCATCAACCAGGAAGGTTGAGAGGCACTCTCTTGCTGGTCGAACCAACAAGACAAAGGTTGTGCTTTGGTTAAGCGATGTTGAGTTAGAGCAGCTTCAGTCGTTAGTTAAACACCGTGGTGATAGGAGTCCTTCGGACCTTATTAACCATTTAATTTGTTTAGCCCTTGGGGCATTGAGGTCGATATGAACGATGGAGCAAGGCTTGCCAGCATAGTGCTGGAGATGACCAACCAGGATGCTGTTCAGAAAGGTGATGGTGATTACTACCCTAGGACATCTGCTGTCTCGAGGTGTGTTCGTGACATGACTATGCACAGGTACGGTGAGCCATGGAGTGATATGCCTGAGGCGTCATGGGGTACACAGTTTAGGTTCGACGTTGGTCATGACACCGAAGAGAGAATGATAACTGCTATGGAGGATGCAGGCATTGGTGTCGTCTGCCAGCAGATGAGAGTCAAGGCAACTACGCCCGGTGGCATTGAGGTTATCGGACACATGGATGGTATCGCCTTAGTGCCTCATGAGTACCCGCTTGGAGGCAAGTGGTACGTGCTGGATATCAAGTCAGCAGGAAAGTACATGTACGGGAGGGTATATGACGAGAGCGTTAGCAAGCCAAAGCGTGAGCACATTAAACAGATTGCAGTCTATTCCCAGAGTAAGGTTATTGACTTCAACTTCCCAGCTATTGAAGGGGTCAAGGTCCAAGACCTACACTTTGAGGGGTATGAGTTCGGAGGTGGTTTGGTTGGGTATCTCTCCATCGAGAGACCAACTAAGGGATACGGAAAGAATAAGGTTGATCTCCCAAAGATTCACTTCTGTGACTTTGAGATTGACCCGATTGAAGTGGAGGTGTGGCTCGAAGACACATACGACTGCGTCGAAGAGCACTACCAAAACAAAACTGTGCCAGGGATTCCTGACGAAGACGATGACATGGTGTGGGGAGGCATACGGTGTTCACCAAGATGGTGCCGAAGGTACAGCATTTGTAAGGGGCATGTTCCCCCAAGTAACAAAGAACTAGAGGAGGTTCTACATGGATAACAATACTTTATTTAGAGAGCTTGCCAAGCATTACAAGTTCACAGAGAAAGACTGGTGGCAGCATCGCCAGTCAGGCAGTTGGATTCTTGCACACAGCGCTGTACTCAAGATGTCCTGTGTGCCTACACCAGAAGGCAACACCATTCTCTTGCCCAGCATGACCGAGTACAACTGGATTAAGAAGGGCGAGGAGGGCGTGTTTGGTCGCGAGGTTCTGGTCGGCGGTACGTTCAAGTTGCTTGACCCCAAAGGCAAAACCATTCGTAGTGTTGTCGCTTGGGGTGAGGCTAACCCACTGAATGTAAACAAGAATGTGTCATACCCTAACATCATGGCAGTCAAGCGAATGATTGACCGTGGCGTCTTGGGTGTGTTGGCATTCAACCAACTTAACATTTACTCCGCTGTTGAGGCAGAGACATTCTCTGACCCAAAGCAGAAGGTGGAAAAAAAGCCAGAGCCTAAGCCAGATAACGTCCTCAAGGTGGGTGAGACTATAACTCGCCCAACTAGGACAATGCCTCAACCTCAGCCACCAAAACCAAAGGCTCCACCAATACAGGCTGAAAAAAAAACTCTTGAGGTAAATGATTCAGGAGAAGAGGTAATGATTCGGTCTCACAAAAAGATGGTTTTAGATGCGTTATCTGCCGGAAGTGAGCATGTGTTCCCGTCTGGCGTGACAAGGGGTAAAGCTGAAAAGGTTTCAAGGAATGGCCTATCCGAGTGCACTGGCCTTGACAACAGCGCCGTTGACAGGGCCTTAAAGGAACTGATGAGCGAGGGACTTGTTGTTAGGGAGGGTATCAGACGAGGCACAAAGTATGGCCTTGCTGTCTCCCCTTCTGGCTCAAGCCTGACCCATGAGTTGTTCAATGACCTATGGCGTGATGCTGTTGGTCGAATGACAAACATGGGCGTTAGTTACCAGCAGATAGGCCAGTACACCAGGGAGGTCACAGGCCATGACACAGCAGTGTCTGCCTACAACGCAGGAAATTTGTCCATAGATAAGATTGAAAAGATCTTTCTTTTAGGACAGAATTGGGCGGCATCCAAAGCGGATAGCGTCCAAGTTTAGCGTCTTTGATGGGGTGAGTAGGGTTGCTCTTACTCTCTCTAGGGGCATAGGTTGGTGGACGCATCAACTGACCGGGAGCATGGCCTGGGCCATGTGGCAACCACTGGAAAGTGGGGAGAAGAGTTAACCCTGATTCTTCTCTGCCGTCCCCACCCGGAAGGCGCGGGTGACACCTACCTTAAGTGGTGTGACTGTCGGGAGAGTTCGGCGTTTTTTTACAATAAGGAGGAGCTATGTCGCTCGATATTGCCTTAAAGGCAAAAGATCTCGTTGAGAAAGTCAATGAGTGGAACGAACAGGTGGTCGCTGGTGTTGGTGGAAACGTCAGCGCAAACAAGCGCGCTCGCAGCATGAGCGTTGACATCAGGAAAGAATTTAAAAGCTTAAGACTTGAACTGCTTGAACTGGAGAAGAAAAAGAAATGAGAGATATAAACGAGGTAAAGATACTTGGCACAGTAAGCCAAGCTGTCAGGGTTAATTCAACTCAAAGCGGCAGTGTTGCTAACGTGTCAGTGGTCACAATTAAAAAGCGTGGAGAGTACGACATCAAGAAGTTTCACTCTGTAACCTGCTGGAATGACTTGGCAAACGAGGCATCTAACCTGAGAGAAGGGGACAGGGTTTTTGTTAGTGGGTCTTTGGACACAGACAAGTATGAGAAAAACGGACAGACTGTTTACAAAGATAAGATAACGGCATCGGCACTTATCAAAGCAGCTTCTGGCTCTAGCGCTAGCCAAGGTGCTCCATCAAACGGAGGCCCCCCAGGTTCTTTTAGTCGTGGGGGAGGAATGAAGAGCACCTTCCCCTATGCCGACAAGGCACACAAAGTCTCTTGGCCAAAGCCAGATGAGTCTGGGTTTAGCTACGCTGATGATGGGATTGCAAACCTGTGTGTTGCTTGGACGAATCCTTCTGACCCAAGTCAGGGCGGGACTGTGTACCAGTTTGCTGACAACGATTGGCAGGAGCACGGAAAGGTGGACCAGGTTCTTATCAATGATGATGACATCCCATTTTAAGGTGAACTATGAACATTACCCTAGACTCAGAGACAATAAGAAAACATCCTGCTTTCGCCTCGCCTCTAAGGCTGGGTGTGTTAGCTCACTTGGCTGCCTTTGCTAGCGGGGAGACGACAACATGCGACGGTGTGCCACTGCCTCCATACTGTGTTGTTGTTTCTCCTGCTGCCCTGGCGGCAACCCTTTCATGCTCAAGGGGTCAGATTGAAAACGCAATATCCTCTTTGTTTAAACACGAGATGGTCTCGGTGGATAAGACAGTGGGTAAGCGAGGATACTGGCTGATTGACATGAGAAACTCTAAAGAGTTTTTCTCTGACGGAAAGACTTTATCTCCACCAACAGAAGTCAACATTCGTTCTTTGATGGACAAATGGGACAGGCTGTACGAAAAAAGAACGGGTGTAAAGTACATGCGTTCAAGGTCTGACTACTGGAAAGAGCAGGCAGACTGGAACAACCTTTTTCAGAACCTGGGCGGTGACGTCATGGTTGCTATGGAGAAGTACTTTGATGACATACGCTTCGGACAATGGGGCTATGCATTCAAGGTGTTCTTTAAAGCAGCACCTAGACTAACTGCTCAGCCCAACAAAGCGGAGCCTTGGCAACTCAGATGACACAGACACTTGGAGGAGAAGTTACATGGAAACCAGAGTTTTACTTTCTTGCATCCCTGGTTGGAGCGCCACGATACCTATCAACAGTAGACAGTCCCCATAGTTTATTCTCAAACAATGACCTGCTGTCCGTGTTCAGGATGATGGAGCAAGCCATTAACCTGAGGGGGCATGCAGACCCTTTGATTGATAACGTGAACAAGGGTGAACTTGAGTTAACCGCTGAGTATCAGAGAAGCAAGGTGGACTTGAATAGGTTGTGGCCTGACCTGTCAGACCCAACGATAAAAGGATCTCCCGATAAGTTCCACGGGCTGCTCGAGCACTACGCTGCCCTGAGGTTTATACAGAAGACGTTTGCCTCCAGGATAACAGACATGAGCAACGGCATGTATGGCCCTGAGGAGGCAGTGTCTCACATACAGAAAGACGTTGTGTCCGTTCACATGTCAGAGCAGTACGAGTCCAGAACTATGCAGTCAATGATTCAAGACATGTGGTTCGATAGACTTAAGAACCCACCAGCCACAATAAAGACAGGCTTTAAAAAGATGGACAGCGTCATTGGGGCTTTGATACCCGGATGCACCTACCTTTGGACAGCAAGGACAAGCCACGGTAAAAGCTCCTGGGTGTCTCAGATTGTAGACAATCAAGCTGAAGCAGGGCATCGAGTGGGTATCATAAGCCTCGAGGACTCCAAGTCCGTATGGGCATCAAGGTGGATGTCGAAGGTGTCAGGCGTTACACTCGGGAAGATTAGAGACAACGTGCTCACTGCACCAGACGAAAACACACTGACGGAAGATGACCAAGCCGCTCTCGAGAAGTCCACATACAAAGAGCACTTAAAGAATGTTGTTCTTGTTGATGCTAAGGGGGCAAAGATAACTGACCTGCTTAGAATCATGAGCGATATGGTCGTTAGACAGGGGTGTCAAATCGTCTATGTCGATTATCTTCAGGCGATATATGCTGACGCCAGGAACACGCGCTCCAGGAGAGACTGGCTTGAGTATTGCTGGGCAATGATGGAGAAGGAGGCTGACAGGCTAGAGGTTCCACTCATGTTAACAGCACAGCTAAACAGAGAGTGGGAAGGCAACCCTCTTCCTTCAATGCCTGGGTTAAGGAACACGGAGTGGATGGGTGCGGCTGAGCAGAAGTGCTATGTCGGCGCTGTTATCTACAGACCATTCCGAGACCCAAGACTTCCCCAGTCAGAGAGAGAGGATAGGTTTGATGAGCTTTTAATTAACATTGAGAAGTGCAAGCAGGGAGAGAATATTGCCATTCAATATGCGTTCGACCCTTCTCGTTCAAAGATAACGGAGTTATGAGATTTTTTGCTGACATATTATTTATTATCGCAACGGTTTTAATGGTGAGCAGTGTCGTTAGCAGACACAGAAGCGCAAGGCCATACAGAGAATTGTTAAAGAAAGAAAACAAAACACCCTTGGAGCAGAAGTGCGTAAAGGAGTTTGAAAGGTTCTTTAAGTTAAGCAAATGGAATAAGCTTTATCTGGCTGCTGTTGTTCCAAGTTATTTTCTGGTGGTAATGTTTTATGATTCATATTAAAGTCAAAGGTTCGTTCATGCCCTTAAAAAAAGATGGAGCTACGGAGAAGGATAAGAAGGTCTTTAAAAGAAGAGACCCGATAAACCTTCTTCGTAAAGCGCTCGCTAACAAATTAAGGAGCAAGCACTGGAGAGCAGCCCATGCCGCTAAAGCAAACTGGATGGAGGCAGCGAAAGAAAACGCCGAGGTCAGCGGGGATGCGGTCGAAGGTGATGCAATCGTCATCGTGGTGCATGCACTGCCAGGTAAGTGTGATATCGACGCTCCCATCAAGGTTCTGCTCGACGCATTTCAAGACGTACTGTTCAGAGGAGGGGATGACAAGTCTGTTGAATCTCTCGTCATCAGAAAACTTGAGCCCACCCGAAAAGGAATAGAGCCCCAAGTTCACCTGTTTGCACTGTCAAAGGATACAGAATATGAAGAAGCTATCAGAATGTCCTCAGAAGCCTTCGCAACGTCCGACCCATGCCTTGGCACAGGTTGACACCCTCGAGGGCCTTGAGCAGTACCTAGCGTCCCTTAAAATGGGTGTAAGGGTATCGGTCAAAGAGCTGAGTTCGGTGAAGAGAAAAGATAGGAGTTCAGAATTAAAGCGCTCTATCCGGGAGGGGAGGGAGCTTATTAATAATATTAATAATATAATATATACATTGAGGAATACTAATGAGTAATAAAGATAGTAATGTAGTATACTATACTGATAGAAGAAACGTATTAATAGAATCATTAAATGATTTAACAGACAAGGCGCAGGATGGTCGTATCCAGGCCGTTGCTGTTGTTGCTTTAACTAGTGTTGGTGATGTTGAGATCTTGGAGTCTTACAAGAACAACACCGACAGGATGGCTTTGATTGGGGCCACCCAAGTGTTGGCTCAGCACATTATGGCAGGGGGTGATTGACTATGAGCGATAGGACACCTATCGATGAAATAGTAGAGCAATTCGGAGTTACCCCAGATGAAATTTTAAAGAGCTATCGCCATGAGATAGACAGGCTTGAGCTGCACTTAAGAGGTGCCAATAAAAGCATTGCTGAGTTAATGGCTAAAAAGTGCGAGCGATGTGAAAAAAGAGAGCCTTTAATTGGCAAGCTAAAAAGAGAAAAGGTTCATTACGATGGCCTTGTAAAAGCAGTGACAAAGTCAATGTATGGATTAACTGACGAAGAGTTCTATAAGTTTATAGCCAAGATAACCCCAACCCTGCCCATTGGATATATTAACAAATACAAAAGAGAAAAGGCAGACGTTTTAAAAATGTACAAGGGCAGGCTTAGGAAGTACAGAGAGTTAAAGGATTAACTACCACTTAACCTTATCTGCCCAGTAAGCAGCAGACATCTTGCCCTTGGCGATGTTTTTTCCGTGTCTAGATTTAAATGATTTGCGTTTAGCTTTCATTTTAGCAGACTCTCCAGCCTTGGGCTTGCCTGCTGTCTTAGCGCCTTGCTCTCCAAAACGGATGGTTTTAATTTTATCCCCTTGCTTAGCAACAACAACGTGGCTTTTCTTGGGGTGATTGGGTGTTCGCTTTGGCTTATTATACCCAGAGACGCCTGCCCTTGTGAGCCTGGAGTCTTTCTTTTTGGCGGGTTTCTTTGTGGCCATTCTAATCTCCCATACATGCTACTCTATAGCAGTATGCCACAGCGGAGACGGCTTCGCTCTCAGTTTCTAAAGTAACATCCGAAACACAGCTTTCAATTTCTTGTAGAGACGAATCATTAACGCAGCCAACACCCCCAGCAGCCACAGAAGTTGTGCCTACTACACTTGCGATCCCCTTCAAAAGACACATGCCCAATCCTCGACCAGAGCAGGAGGCTGAACGGTTCACTAAACATTTTCCAAACTCTCCATAACCTTCGCCCCCGGAAGGTTTGTCGCACCCAGCAGTTGCCTGAGAGGCGCAGCCAAGTGAGGTGTGGAACGCGCAGTCAGAAACAGATACTGCTGCGTCCCGAAACGTCCTCTTCATTTGTTCCGTACATCCACACAAAGACATAACAAGACAAATAAAAAAAGTAGCAAGACAGACAGAGATAATTTTGATGGCGTCTGCAAAAGCTCCGTCATTCAGTACCTGGTCCTGCTGTTTGCTTTGCTGCTTCTTGTAAGACATGTATCACACTCTCTATGTGTTGGTGGTCTATCTGTCCTGACCCCATAAAACGGTTGAGAAGATTATCACCAAGCCCCAAAAACAAAGCAACCAAAACAATAAACACAATTGAAATAAGCGCTTGGCTGTTGCCGAGGATAGTTTCAAGAGTAGTCTTAGGCTTCGCAGCTTGTTCTCCAACCTTCTCAATCAACACATCCATCTTCTCATTTAAGATGACTAGTTGTCCGTTTAAGTTTAAAGCTTCTTTTTGGTTGTCTAGTATTTGGTTGAGGACTGACTGAGACTCCTCTCCGGCCAAACCGTTACCTGATTTAAGCATTCTTATTACCCCCAACACATGAAGCTTTAATAATCTTAACCTGGTCTGATAGTACAGGATTGATATCGTTAGGCGCTACCATTATATCTTCTTTCTGAATTAGTCCAGCTCTAAAGAAGTTAAGGTAGGTGGGTTTAAAATCCGGGACAAGCTTGTCGAGTCCAAATTGTTCATGATTGCGGCCAGTTGACTTAACATACCCCCACGCCTGCTTAGTATTTTTAGGGTTTTTTCTTCCCGTACCAACCATAGCGCATCTTTTATTCTTGGGTATACCAGGGGAGCCGAACCTCTTCTTAAACTTATTTGCGATAGTAGAAATTCTAGTTCCATAAATCATTGGCTCGTAATAGTCGAAATAAACCATCATCTCTTTTGTCACAGGAGCAGAGAAGCAGTTGGCGAATAGTTTAACGTCAGGGGCATGAAGCTTAAAGGTCTCGGCAAAAGCTATTGCATTTTCTTCGGGGTCGTCTGAGCCAGCCCATTGCTTCTCAGCATTCCAGTGGTACGAAGCTATAGACAGCTCTTCGCATAGACCAGCAGCAGCCTCTGCCTCAACGCGAGCATCAGTCTCATTGGTGCAGTAGTGGAATCCCCAGCCATGAGCTTCCATGCCCAGAGAGTCTGCGTAAGCCACGATCTCTGCAGCATCCTTCTTTCGATAAGACTTACTGCCATCACAAATCTTTATAGATAAAGCATCAAAGCCCTGAATCATTAGGTCCCAGTCTTTATTCATCTGGCTCTTTATCCAGATAGTAAGGATGCACTTTGGCTGGTACTTTTTGCCAACCAAAAGCTTAAGCTTATTGAGGGTTGAATTAAAAAAGCTCATGACTTCTTCCTGGTTGTCTTTCTTTTAGCAGTTCTCTTCGCAGTAGACTTTCCGCGAACAGACTTGCTCGCCTTTGCAGCAGCCTTGGTATTCTTGACCACCTGCTTGCCCTTCTTAGAGCCAGCCACCTTCTTCTTGTCAGTCGCTTTCTTTTGAGCAGGGGTAAGTTTATCCCAAGCTTTCTTTGGAAGGTATCGTTTGGTGACGGTCTTGCCTGACTTTGTTTTCCTGATGGCTGGCTTCCCATCACTAGTCTGCCACTTCTCACCAGTCCACTTCTTAAGGCTCTTTTGCTTAGCCGTCTTCTTGCCCTTATAACCACCACCTGCTTTTTCGTAGGCAGCGGTAAGCATCTGAGCTTTACGAGCACTCCACTGACCAGCCTTACCGCCCTTGGTCCCCGCCATGATGCGGTTCTTTATGCGAGTTCTCATTGCTGGTTTGGTGTAGTTGCTCACTTCCCAACCTTCTTCATGGCATGCTTATGAGACTGAGTAAACGACTTACCCTTCTTCATAGCATCAACCATACCCTTAAGGTGTTTAGCTGTATGATGCTTTGCATGTTTCTTCATAGAAAGGCGCTGCCTAGTAGTAAGAGAAGACACATCAACACCCTTTACTTTATTAGGAGCTTTAACAGATGTTTTCTTTTTTACTGGCATTACTTTTTCTTTGCTGGTTTTTTGGCTGCCGCTTTTTTAGCTGGTGCCTTTTTAGCCTTAAGGTTAGCGATCTCTTCAGATAATGCTTTAATTAAAACAAGCATATCATCAAACTTAGACTCAAGATCATCGAGACGAACATCAAATTCATCTACACCATCAAGAACCAACTTAACTGTTCTTTCTTTTCTTCCTGTCATTCCCACAATTAAACTCCCGTATCTAAAATGTCACCATAGTTCCAAGCAGTAACGTAATAATTCAAGGTTCCAGAGTTTGAGGTGGAAACAAAAGTAAAATGAGTAAAGGGACCATAAATCTCTTCACCACCAACCCCACCTTTAGTTAAAGAAACACCAGCACCAAGTGAAGTAGCAGCAATCAATTCTTCTGCAACTCCCGATGGTCGATGACCCATAACCTTAACTGTTCCAGTACCACTACCAGTATTATTAATCTGAACAAGCCAGTTAGTTTTAGAACCCCAGCCAATGAAATCAATTGATCCGCCAAATCTTAATTTAGGGTCACTAACAGATCCTATTGGAAAATCTAAAGTTTCATCAGTTCCTGTACTGTTTCCAGAACCCCAGTTTCCATCTCCAAGATTAGAAACAAGTACTCTTAAATTAGATGCCATTACTTACTCCGGGTATTTGCCGTCTCCACCAGAGGTGGGGGCAGTGTGTTTATCTTTACCACCTTCGCCAGTGCTCATCTTCTCGCTGGAAGATTTTGCTCCAGGAGGAAGACCTGGGTCTTTGGTGGATGAATACTTTGGAAGACCATAATTCATGTCGTTATATGCCATGCTAGTACCCCATGTTCTTTCGTTTCTTGTAGCCCATGTTACTGGAGTTACTCTTTTCAGATGTCGTAGCCTTTGCAGATGCAAGCTCTTTAGAGTTAGATGCTTTTGCAGCTGGTGTAAGCTCAGTGCTTGTGGCCTTAGCAAGGCCGTACTTCTTATCATAATCTGGCATGACTGTCTCCTTTTGACATTATTATTAATGGAAAAGATTTAATTTTCCAACATGTTTGTTTGGCCTGTATCGTAGCCTTCTTGATAAAAGTAATCTAACAGGTTTTTGTACGAGGCTTCAAACTCTGGGGTTTCAGGCCTGTTCTTTAGCATGCCTCTCATTAACGTTACAATCTGTCGCCTCATGCGAATGCCATCTGCTGCTCTTTTTTGTTTAAATATATTGTCAGCTCTTTCTATTTTTCTAATGGCATTAAGGGCTCTATCTCTTTTTATTTTTAATTTTAATTTACTTTTTTTGTCAGTAAGGCTGCCGTCAGTCATCCCGTAAACCTTTACTGCGTCAAGCAAATCTTTCATTTTCTTTTGGCCTACATTGTTAAAGTTTTGTTTATAGGCTCTTAGGTCTTTAACCTTCATTGCTAAACCAAGGGCATTCGAGTAAGCCGCTTCTTTTGATGCATCTTGGCCAGCAAAAGGTGTGCCTGAATTAGCTGAAATTCCTTTTGCTATAGCGCGAGCATCAGAGGAGATAAACGTCAATACAGATAACAAGGACTCGGAGATAGCCCCAAAGAACCCTCC